GCATTTTGGCATGCACTACTCATTGAGCAGTGTGAGTCATATACAGACTCTTTAACCATGCTGTCATAGAAAATTGTGACACTATCGACGAAAAACCCAGCTCACGCTGGTAAAATAAATCATATAGTGAATATACTTCTCTAGCGTGGCTAAACATAGATTTCTCTATCCAGGACGGCCACCGTCCTGTTTATTTTGAATTGTTTGTTTCAATCTCTTTATACCCGAGATGGGTGTGCCACTGTGCTTTATCTACACAGCAACTGGATCAGCATTTCGAGTTAGCTGAAATATCCTGGGAGCTCCGATGAACATGTGCAACGAGAAATCGTCTCCTGCTGCACAATATGAATCGAGCCTATTTCCTACCAATCCAACACCTGTAGCTCCTGCAGTAATGTATATGGCATGGAATAAATTCCCTATTGCCCCTACATTAAATGCAGTTGACGCACCGACGTTTGCCACTCGCGCTGGCAAAAATCGGTACTGTGAGTAAAATGGCATTTCTGCAGATAATACAGGATTCAAGGACATGCACTGCACCACAACGCCGCTCCATGTGTTAGGCATCTTGATGTATGCATCCCTAGCTTTCTGGCTTAATGAAAGATTTGCATCCGTAACCAGGGAATTCTGGTACGAATAGGAACCGTTATCGCTAGCCCTCCGAGCGATTATTCCTAGGTTTCCAGTGGAGCCTGGAGGCCTGTCGTGGAAATATCTCCATCTGACAGCTCCTCGCTTGCACACGTATCCTGGAATCAAATAATTCATCAAAGTCATTTTGTTGTAATTGTAAGATGAGGCTCCCACTGCTGCATCGATTGCACCAGGTGCTGTACCTCGATAGAATGGATAAGTGGGTAGGAACCACTGATGCCACGATCTGGTCACATTATCAAATGAATATGACCTAGAGTAGCTGTATCTCTTCAAACACTGTCGGAATGAAACTATGGGATCACCAAAATATATACAATTAAGTCCTTCTGGACTTGTTATGTTTCCCATGTTTGACGATTGCTCTTGCTGTGGGGCATCGAGCTCATCTGTATCCATAGCGTCTGGGTGTGGTAATCCAGCCTGTGGTGTCAACAATTCCTCTTCTTTCGTAGGTGGGTCCTTTAGTGCTGGTCCTTCCTCACGAACTGCTGCCAGTGCACTTGCACCTACTGGCGGAAAATATGTAAATGAGTCCAAAGCACCAGAAGTGGGGTTGAAAACCTCAAAATCTGGTCCAGCGCTCACAAACACATTAATGATAATACTATTGTTGACTACGGAATTTGGTGTGGTTAGTTCGTTGACCACATACATAGATAACATTCCGTTGGCGAAGTCACCGATGTCAGATAGTACAACATTACCATACGGTACTGAACCTTCGCTTGGAGGAGCGTGTTCTAGCATTGGTTTGGCTGACCCCCATCCAATTGACACCGTAAAATCATTCTCTTCCGATATGTCTATAACACGATTAATATTTGTATTGTATTCATTAGTCAGTTGAAAACTAGGATCATAGGACAATCTGATTCTGCCTTTGTGGTAGGCAGAAGAGACAATCTGAAACCGGTAATTGATTGTACCTCTCCAGTGTCGAAATGGTGCTACGGCAAAGCAACAGGCTGGCATGTGCAATTCAATTTTCCCTGTCAATGGGTCTGGTGCTGAATTCCACAGAGATGGTGTTACGTGTGATCTCCACAGTTGCGCTTCTGGTGCCAAATCTGTGGGCCAATTAATTGACACCAGATATGACTCCCTCTGAGCAATTGACAATATCGTCATCTCGTCTGTGGAACCTAGACCTACTGCTGCTGGGTCAATGGTAACAGATTGTTTAGAATCAAACGTCAACTTGGTAGTGGTATCATTCCCATCTACGTTTACCGAATTAGGAAATGGAGTGGCAACATACTCCTTTTGTCCCTCACAACTAACTGGTTTGGTATAACCAAATGCAGCTGCCATCTTTCCAACGCCTCTTGCTACTGTAGAAGCAGCCATAGCGTAGGATGATATTGCAGGAACTTTGACTAGTCCCTCAGCAGCCTTAGCCACAGCCATTGCTGGTCCGGAAACGGGACCATCTGCAGGTCCAGCTTGGGGTGTTAATGCCCCTGGTTGGTTGGATGTGGGCACAGACAAGTGCATGTCTTCTGCCCAGGCAAACACGTTAACAGTAACTGGTTCCTCAGCTCCATTGGCGTGTTTTAGTGTAGAAAATGAACGAATTACCATTTCGCCCATTTCTTCCCATTCTTTGGTAGGTATCTTAAGTGCATTATTGTACCACAGAAACGGTAATTCTAGCTCACCTCCGCTGCCCTGAGTGGGATTCAGGAATATATGCGGTCGCTGCGACTCCTGAATCATGTCCAGATTAGCAGTCGTGCGAGATGTGCCAAATTGGTCTCGTGTGTGCAATGGGCGGTAAGAAGCTAAAGCGCGGCCATAGAAAAAACTGTTGCCGTTAATAACTATCTTAACCTTCAATTTGCACCTCATCAGCTGGTAATTAACTATCCTATTCTCTACACGTACATTAGAGAAAAATTCTGTCCACGGATTGAAAATTACAGCCAAAGAAGATCCTACAGGCCAAGTATAGGATTTGATCCGCACTGGTCGTGCGAAAAATGCTGACAAAGACGATACATTATCATCAGCAATGCTATAGGTAGAATCCAGTCTACTATCTACAGCGTAGTTCCACTGACTATTCGCATCCACGAAAGTAGTGGTTTGATTTGTCTGATCGGTTGTCTCCGAGTGAGTGTTAAAATTAAATTTTGTTGATGTAGTGAGCTAATTTGTACATCCCACTGACAAGCTCATAAGTGGGTGTATTTTGTGTAACATGTATGACGAATACTAAACTAAATAATTTACGAATCTCACATATAAAAGCCTATGGTGAACACTTACACAGTGCACACCACGGTAACCAGATACATATGTCTTATTTTGATTAACGTGCGCAGAACCGCACGGAGGGACAGTTTAACTACTCCGAAGTATCAGACCTATACTTGATGATCCAATCACCAATACGGTCCTTATAACTCTTATCGAGTTCTTGCACCATGTTTCCCAAGTCATGATCATCCGCTATAGCCCTCAATTGGGCTCGGCGCATCTCATATACTTGTTCACCATGTGCAAACCATTCTCTAGCAGCACCATCAATGTTGCCAATACATTGTCCCATGGCGCTAACGTGCGGAGACTTTACCACACTATGTAGACTCTTGAAAATTGAGTCATCTTCTAGTGCACCGAGATGCACTTTAAGAGCGGGATGATACACTGATTTCCGTTTCAAAAAATCCACGGTCTCAATGGTCATGTAGGGAATGGGAGTGTCCACTTTATTAGGCATAGTGAACACCATATCGACGGATGCTAAAAACTTTGCAACTGTCAAGTGGTTAAAATCAGGAAAATCTGGAGAGACTGAACCACAACAGTCATCTCCATATGTGATTAAGGCACACACCTTGTTGAACGGAACGACGCTGTGCATATACTCGGTCTTATACGCACACCGCAATAATAGACTATTGACAATACAATTTACGTATACTGTCAAGTTGTGACCAGACGGGTTCGTGCTATTGAAAGACAATAAGTCTCCATTCCACGAAATCATCGGGTAACACACGTCCGTCGCCACGCCTCTCATAATCCGCAAACTCTGCTCATCATATCCACAGCGCCTAGCTAACTCTATCAATATTGAGAAAGCTGCCATCGTCAATTGTGCTGGCATCTTTAAGTCATAAGACTTGTAGTCACCAGCCAAAATCCTTGTCTCTCCGAACTTGACGATATGCTTGTGCATCTGATCCCACTCATCTCCTAGTGCATTTACTCCGACTGCACATTCGGATTTAAGTGGTAGCATAGACAGATTCCTGGCAACAGGCAAGAAATACATCCGGATTATTATCTGCATAGCTGCAGGTAAACCGGCAAACGTGCGCACTTTGTCCTTGGACGTCGCTTCGTCCTTCAAATATGCCATGAGAACACTATGTACTCTCTCGTTGTTATTGTACTTCATTATTGCCCACGCTACTTCCTCCCAAATAGACTCAGGGAAGTCGTAGATGTCAACGCTATCTGGGTCTTCCGGATCGCTTATGTCGAGAAAATATCGACTTTTAGGTCCTTTCAACGGATGACCGATGGAAGTGTTGCTAGGCATTCTGTCAATGAATCTCTTGCCTTTTATACCATTCACGGTCTGCAAACGTGTCAATGGCACGGTCTCTTTGACAAGTTTAGGCATTAGTTTCAATGGAATCCATACGGAATCCAAATAATCTTTGGCTGCCCAGCTCAGCAAGTTACCTGGAACTCCAGGTGACGGGTGAGCTATCGTCTGTAAAGCCTTGTGCCATGGGTGACCACTACCAAATTTGGGCGGTCCCCATTTGTTTGTAGATCCGGTGTGTTTGGCCACCGAAGCAGAGATGGGTGTCTGCACGACATCAGAATAATATTTGGCACGGCCCGTAGATGAACCATACACTGATATTTCACTACCTTCATCCATAAAATTTACTGGACTTTTAGGGTGAATTTGGGGTCCTTCATAGAACTGGACTCCCATTATCTCTGTGCGTGCTGTACCGGTGTCATGTGACAACAATACTCCTGGTTTGCGAGACAACATTTTCATGGTGTCTGCAAGATCTTTGGCGGTTATAGAACCGCAACATCCTGTCGTCGATCCATCACGACCGCCCAAGTGAAATCCTATTATAGCGGGACTTCTTTCTTCGCTAATCAAAGGAGCCATACACAATCCTCGGAATGTGTTTATTGTTAGCTCATACTTTGCACCCCAATAGGCCTGCAAGTTACCACACTTCTGATAACCAAATTTTGCAAATGTAGGGGATTTCGTCACGTCTCCTCCAGTGTCCTTATATATGAGGGTAGCTGGTAGGTCTTCACACTTGCTAGTTGGCAAGTAAGTTGTGAGGTCTTTCCAGTCACCACCATTGGGGACCCATACCAACCTCAAATCGTGGTCTGGTATCTTGACTGATAGTGTTTTGGAAATTTTTGTAGCAAAAGAGCCACCATGAGTGTTGTTCCTCATTATCCTACAATCAAGTTCATCGTGAATAAACACGTGATCTGGGACTAACATGACATTTGAGCAGGGAAAGAAAACGTTTGTCCTGAATTCTCTCTCTGCTACCAGAACCTGCATGTCACACAGGTTCTTTGCGACAAGTCCTAGCAATTGTTCGTGGGAGGTAGTCTTCCTCCTCACGCTTGCTGGCAAGTCGCGGACAGTTGGTTTTTTCCATTCAGACACCTCGCTATCGCGTGCAGCGATATCGTCTATAGTCTTTGGATTTATGTTGCCCTGGGGGGAAAACATCTCTCCTATGGATGATATGACCTCCTTACTTTGGGTCAAACTTCTCCTTGACTGACGATAGAATTTCGCTGCCATATATGCAGTAGCTAGCATTAAGCAAGCTCCAGCAATCCAAGCAACGTGACCGTCTCTGAATCTCTGAACAACAATGGGCACAGCCTCCCTGTCCCTTACCAATCTCGTGTACAATCTATCCTTCTCTACCTTTATTACGGCAGATAGAATGAGAAGCACACAAGATGCATATATTATGGCCACCACTATGTCCTGAGTGTGAGCCACGTATGCTGTTCCGCATAAAAATAGATATAATACTAAATATACCATCTCCAATATTCTGGATCTGGTCAGCATTCTTAGCAATGTTATGTTCTGTGCCAAGTCTAAATATGTAAACATGTATTCTGGTATCCAATTCGTCCACTTGAACAACCAGTTGTTTTCCAGAGTTTGCAATCTGTCCACGAGGTCCGTACCTCGTCGTGTGTCTATTTTTTCCGCCAACCAATTGGCCCATCCGATGTACTGATCTGCTGCTCGGTCAAATCTCCGAAATGCATTTGTGACCATTCGGGCCACTGCCATATCCCTACCATTCGGGAGGAATCCTGCTTGTACTGACAATGGAGCTGGATTTATATTCGCAGCTACTACAGTGTCTTCGTCATTTTCCGATGGTACACATTCGCAGAATCTTTCTGGCATTAGACATACCATGCAGGGTTTTGTCTTGCTAGCAAAATTGCTGCAATTCAAAACTAGTCTCTTCTGTTGACCGAAATATATTGCTGAGTCATGTGCTATCCATCGCAACATTTCTCGCAAGTTCATCGTGCCTACAGTATTAACGTTCGCCCACCCTGGTTGAGGTGGGACTCCTGCTACATTGGACCTTTGATTGTGTGGTCTTTCTACGAGGAAATCCCACAGGTCCGGGAAAGGATCAGTATCCAATCCTGCCGCCGTAACCTTGTCAGGGTCCAGTCTATCATTAGTACTGTACTGGTCCTTGACTCGGACGGTCACCATTATCCGACACCTGCGTGTAATTGAAGCAGGTTCGTTGGAGAATGTCGATGCACACAAGTTCTTGACATTTGTTGTTATCGTGACGACTTTGGGTTCTATGGCCACTTTGCCTTTCAATTCGGCTTCGGCCATATTTGCATAAGTGCGGACATTATTACATATCCGCACCAGCTTTGCTGTTGGAGCCTCTTGCACAAATTGTGCTTTGGTGTTACCAAGATCATCAATGAATATACCATTCACTGAAGTTCGCATATTGGAATCATACTTGTCAGACTCATTCAGGGTTACTACCCTATCGTCTGCAGCAGAATATCCATTTACTTGCAAAGTGGTTGTCATTACCACATTGGCAACAGTTGATTTACCAACTCCTGTTCCTCCATTGAATCCTACCATGTAGGGGGCGATTCTCAATCCGCCCCTAACACGGGTTTGCATGAATTCCGCAATCCATGTGACTGTTCTTTCCCTATACTTAGTAAAGGCTACTCTTTCGAATGAGCCTGCACTTAATTGAGATAATTTCCCAGCCATATCGCGGCAATTTTCGAGCATCACACAAAAGTCTTCATCAGTAATTCCTGTTTCTGACAAAAGATTTCCTCCTCTGTGTAACTCGATATTTAACATGCATTGTTGGTATAGTTCATGAAATCGTTGCTCCTCTAAATTGCCAAATAGAAGAGGTTTCACACTTCCTTGTGTAAAACATAAATATCCACATTCCATGAAATATATGAAGGTGCCCAACGCTGCATCCGTCAAATCTAGTGACGTTGCATGTTTATGAGAACTCTGATCGATGAATTGTTTCAGTGAAACTGAACCAAATTCTAGTTGAGTAACTTCGCATAACCCCAATGCTACACATATACTCAAAAGTTCTGATACCTTCTTGAATGCTGGACTTTTCCTCAACAGTCTCCAATTAGTATGAAGACTGCGAAATCCCTCCAGCCAAGATGGGGGTTGGACTCCCGCTTGAGTGTCCATTCTCGTTTCTGACAGTTTGTCTGGATTATCAAACATGACTTCAGATAGAATACGGACAGCACTAACGACAATACTTTTTTGAGTAAAAGTCTTCAGGTACATAAATGTAATCACTGACAGACTCTTAACATCGGAGATTTCACTCAGGGCTAGAAAATACACTATCGTGTTCTCAATAACTCCAAATGCCTTATCGTCCGATCCAGTATAGCCAAATTGATGAATGGTGTCTTTGACTACCGTAAACGGGTCAACAACACCTTCTTCCGACACTCCGTGGTAATTGGGAATGTATATCTTTTGGCCAAGGCAAGTGCGCGGGGCATTTCTCATGTGATCATTTACACTATGAGAAGGGTTTGCTTTTCTCAGAAGTTTGCTCCTGTTCTGATAATAGCGTTGTTCCATATTGAGGAAATCAGGTGAGCCATAATATCTGGCTTTGCGTTCACCTATTCTCTTGAGTTCGTCAATTTGGGTTTGGCTCAGATCTCCTTTAACTGAGCCATATTTACCGTGGGCATACTTAGCCCACCAGGGGTCCGGTAATTGCGGAGGAGAGGGAGGTGTTGAATCTCTCTCATTATCCGCTCCATATCCCGCCTCATCAGACGGAAATGAATGTTCTGACCATCCTCCACTAGATGCCAGTTCTTCCTCCAGATCTGTCTGCTTTAACCCTCCCAAGGGGGTATATACAGACTCATTGCCCAGTGAGCCATGGTCCTTATCAACCATGTCTTGGTCCGACACTGAACTTGTAGTACTCATTACATCCTCCACGAAAACCACCCGAGACATCTCCTCGGGTTGTGTAGTAGTAACACTCTCATTAGTGTCACTCTTCGCCTCATGGGCGGCAATGCATGTATCTCCTGAGAACGATTCCATATCATATAATATTGATTGAAATCGCACCAAGAGTCACACACAAATCCGGCTGAATTTGTGATGATTGACTCAAGTAAGCGGGCGTCGCTGACATAAATGCCAGGTAACCTAACAAATATAGTCTAATACCTAATACACTGGTAATCGAATTCCAAATCGAAAAACAATGCAAAATAGTAAAGACCATTGAAATGTAGACAAAAATACACTAGTTGGAGTCCTCTTCCTCCTTTCATGTAAATTCCTACACACTTGGGTGCGGCCCACGATCGTGTGCCTCGGTTGTGCTGTTCTGCGGTGTTCGTAGCATCGACCTTAGTAGTACACCGTTACAAAGCTATAACATAAAACTACTAAGTCTCTTAGCTCACACGTTCGCTTGACGTGCTGCAGACCCATTTCCTATGGGTTACAAGGGATGGAATACCATCATTTGGCGGCCACTTCCTAGTGGCCATTGTTGCCTCTCACGGCCACGGATTCCTGTTAATACAGTATACCGTTGTTCATAATATTTGATTCCAACTAACTGGGTGATTTGCAGCTTTGCTGCGTTTCCCTATCCAGGGCACGGATTCTTGCTCTCATTAGCAATGTACCGTCGTTTCTTGATAGTTTTTATTACCTCGTATATAATCATTCGCTCTTGTTATGAAGCGTCATAATATACTCAATAGTACAACAGTGCAATTGGTTCAAATTGCATTCTCGTATCGTGAGAATAACGTGTGTAAAAACAAACCTAAATATGACTAAAAATAATAGTGTCAATAGACACTAATATAATGTCTTAGGGGTACCTCCGAAAAGGTACAATTACTCTAGGACTCTCTGCGCGCTG